GTAACCGCAATGTGGTTAATACGCATGGTGAATTTAATGCTTCTTTACATGTATAGTAAAAATATCTTTCAGCAGCTGTTGTTGGAGTGCCGTAAATTGATTCCAACTCTGAAGTTGATGTAACCATGATTGGTTCACTTACGGGTCCTTGATTTGCAAAGCCAGTAACAACAATAGTTGTGCCGGCTGGCATGTTAGCTCTTAATGATAAATCCTTTTCTGTGATTTGTACGCCTGGTGATTGAATGATTCTCATATAAATTACTTATCTATTTCGTTGATATTTTTTTTTTCTTGACTACAAAAAATTAAATTATTGGACGCTTCATGTCTAATTGACCAAATGAAAAATCAGCTGATGTTTCAGCTATTTCTCCATCTCTATAAGAGTATGTAATCCCTTTTAATCCTGTAATAAACGCATTATAATAATGAAATTCCATTGAGATCTCATTATATTCATTCATTGCTTGTATTATGAAATTTGTTTGGTATTCGGCGTTATTTCCTGATTCACGTTGGTCTTGACGTGTCGTTCCTAGTTTGTTTGCTTCATATGTGCTCGTGCGGGGATCGTTTAAAATTGCGAGCCATTTCCATAGTATATAGTAATTTTTAAATCCATTATCTATGATAAAATTGACGCTTAAAGGAGCATAGTTTGGTCTTGAATATGATGAAAAATTAGCACTCTGTCCACCATATCTCACTTCTACTGCTGGAACTGAAATATCAGGCACAATTGATCCATGGACGGTCATTTGCAAAAAATCTACGTCTAATGCTGGATCTAATCTGCTCATCTTTCGCAAAGCTTGTGGTAAAGTTAATATTAGTATAAATTTATCTTTTGATGATAAATTGAGAGATGATTGAAGTTCGGGATTTACACATTCCATAATGGTTGTTTTATTGTTTTGGCGCAAAAAACTGATATCCGGATTCTAACAGTTCATCCACGTCTAAGTTATACTTATCAAGCTCATCCAGTTCTTTATGTGTAACATTGAGTGAAGGAAACGCAATTATTTCTTTTGTTTTAAATTCTGTAATATAATTGTGTGCTTCGGTTAATTCTTTCAACAAAAACGTCTCATCTGATATTTCCCAGTATCCGTTGGATTCTATTTTAAGCGGTCGTTGTTGGTCATCTAAATCAACTATAGAAAAATATTCTTGGCAAATTTCTGGTATTAAAATGAAGAGTGCCCACACTAAAGCCATTACTCTATCATCAAAAAACATATCATTTTTCTTGCGGAATTTTCCATTGGGAAACCGAACAAATGTTTCAAATTCTGAAATCGTATTGTCGTCGTTAATAGAAACTGTTTGAAGATGGTTTATCCAATATCTCATGTTTTGTATGCCATCAAATCTAATGTTGGTATGAGATAATACTCCGAGGTTCCTCGTTTTGTTATATCTATCTTGTTCGGAAATCTTTGAATAAGATACTAGCTTTTCATATTTGTGTGTGTGAAACAACGCATCTATAAGTTGAGCACCACAGTTGTTTCTTTCAATTAACACAGGAGGCTTTCCCCACGAATTTGCTAATACAAATAGCTTATTTGCAAATTGGAATGGTTCTATCTTGGCAGATCCAAATACAGCAACTTGCCTAATATTTTGTACATCAGTAACGTCTAATACCTGAGCTACAGAGGAGGCTCTTCCAATACCTTCACCAACATCTACTCCTATTACATATAAGTGTGTTTTATTTGGCTGTTCGTAAACTTTATAATCATTATTTTCGGAAGTCCATATAGGTTCTAGTTTATTCTGCTTAAATGACTCAATGACAGCTGCTCCGACGGCAGAAGAGGCTTCATCTAAAAACGTGTTGTTGTACTCTTCTAAAAATTTATCTTCAGAGCCTAACAATTCAATCTGAGTAGCCTTCCACTCTTCGTCTCGACCCGGAACATCCCACCAATCGATTCTTTCGTGCTTCCACTGTTTAAGCCTTCCTGTCTCTGCACCAGAATAAATGTCGTAAAATTTGTTACCTATCCCGTTTGGAGTACTGACAACAAGAATTTTAGAGTTTTTTCCAGAAGATACTGTAGGGATAACTGATGACCAAAAGTCTTCGAGAAGATGGCTTTCTATATAGGCCGCTTCGTCTAATAAAACACAATTGAGAGAATCACCTCTTATCGAAGTAGCAGTTGTAGTTGATACAATAATACAGGAATCGTTACCCAACGTCATACCAGTCTTTCCGTAGTCTTTTACACCTGGTTTAATAAAGTTCGGAAGTTGCTCGTATGCCATTCTTATTCTTTTGAAAATATTAATAGCAGTCGTTTCCTTATTAGCTACAATTGCTGCTCTGTAATCTGTATTAAAACACACCATCCACAATGAAAATACTGTAAGCATAGTAGATTTTCCAATCTGTCTGGAAGAACATACTATTGCGTGTCTCTCTCTAACAAATGTTCGTAATACTCTCTTTTGTGCTTCATATAAAACAATTTTTTCCTTGCCTCTGTCTAAACTAACAATATAAAAATAATTTTCAGCAAAATAAGTAATGTCTTGCCTACATTTTCTTATTTCTTCTATCATGTCTGCAGTAAACTCATATTGAGCTCCTGCTACTGGAACGGTTTTTGACCCTCTATAATAATACGAGGAACTTATGGGCTCTCTGTTTATTATTTTGACAGAGTCTATGTTAAAACCTTCTTCGGTTAGTTTCCTGTCATCTAATAAAGAGTCTAATGACGATTCTTGTGAAAGCGTGCCTTCTTGCAAAACGAATTGATTTGATTGAATCACAACAGGCGATTGCGACTCAGTTAATACACTTCGCTGAGATTTTTTGGGTTGTTTTTTCGTTGTTCCCTTTGGTCTGCCTCTTTTTGGTTTATTTTTCGACCCCTTTGGTCTCCCTTTGAGTGGAGAAGTGGGTTGCGAGTCGTCACTGTTCATAAACAACTTAAATTATGGTCTATTGCTAGCTAAATCAACAAACGTAGCTCTCAACAAGTCAACTAAAGCCGCCTCGTCTTTTGGTGTAGGCATGTTAATAACAACCACTTTTTCGTTTTGTAAAGAATACCCAATCAAAGCAAAACTACTTAAATATTCCTCAGCAATAAGTGCTAAATGACTTACCTCTTTAAAGTTTCTCTTCCGGTCTATTAAATCATCTCGCTTGTGTCTCAATAATGCTTGTTCTATTAACTCTTTAGTTAACAAATCATCTTTCAAAGATTCACTCACCAACTTTGGTTTTAATTTAGGTTTATTTGTATTAGATTTTGGCTTACTGACTACAGTTGCTTTTGTTTCGGACTTGTTCACCTGCGAGTCTTTGGGTTTTTTTGAAAGCGACATAATAAAAAAATAATTAATTTTTATACAGATAATCTAGATTAATTGGACTAGTTCCAATGATACCTAATTTAATTAGCTGTTCGATAATAATTTCGAATGATGAGGTCTGAATTTTAAGTCGAGTTGGAATAAATTGGTTTCCGTCAAACAATTCAAAAAAAGTTTCTCCTATATAAGGATCATTAACATAACACGTACAAAAAACTGAAGCTCCACCAGGATCAATTACAATTGTCCATGAACGTGTATCTGATTCACTGTAATCAGAAAATAATTTATGAGCAATATATCCTGAGTCTCTCAGTCGTTTTAAGATATACCCGAGCGTGGTGAGTTTGTTTGCCATAAAGTTATTTACCCAACTGTGTAGGTAAATCTATAGCAACAATATAACTTTATTTCACTAATCCGAAGGCAATATAACTAACAGCTTCGGTTTTAAACTTATATATTTTTAACTTGTGATTAATACTGACCTCAATATCTTGATCAACAAACGACATTAATAACATATTTTGAATGCTGATAGGAGCATCAATAGTTGGAGGTAACCCTGAAAATTTTGCAGAGGCAACCATAGTCATTTGATTTGCATTTGCTTTTTGTTCATCTCCAATTTTAATCAATACCGCATCATTCTTTGCAAAAAAATATAATTTTTCTGAATCAGGAAGAATTGAATGGAATTTAGAAATTTCGGAAAAAACTCTTTTTGAAATAGAAAAGGTAGTATCAAATTCTAGTTTATTTATTTTATCTTCACTAAGAGATTTTTTATTAATGACATATGATTCATCTAATAAATGATATTTAAAAGTAATGTCCTCTCCTATATATTCAATATAATTGTCGTAAATATTTAAGGTTAATCTGTCTTCAGTTATTCCAGAAAACAATCTTAAAAATGTTTTACAATCAGGAATTAAACATTTAACACTGCAATCTGTAGTGCAGGGTAAACGGATAAGTAAAACAAGAGAGTTGTCAGAAGATGTTACAATAGTTTTAAGACAACTCGTTCCATCAAAAGTAATACATACGTTGTCTGAAATTTTTGAAACAGGGCCCAACAAAGAGTCGATTAGATCGCTCTTGGAAATAGTTAATGTCATTTAGAAAATAAATTTCTCTTGCGGCTAGTAGTAGATTCAGGGGTGCAAATATTGTCTGCAATGCGTTTTAAGCTTTCGCTTATTGACTTTAACATCT